TATGAGCTTACGTCGGTTTCCCACATCAAACTTCTTATAGAGTGTTTTGGCCTTGTTTTTAGCCCAACCCTCATTGATCAGCGTGGGAAAGAACAAAGTCATTTGAAGCCGGTAGACCGACGTTTCTGTGTGCTCTGCTACAAACCGATTGATTTCAGTAAAGTAATTTTCGCGCACAAACTGCGAGAAGATCGTCACATAATCTCTTGCTTCTTTTGAATAAACCTGTCCGCCCTGTCTACGATGTACGCGAATTCTATTTTCGCTGGGAGGAACGTACGGAATAGCGAGTCTAAGGCTAGCCGTCATACGCGGTAACTCCGAGTATTGTGGTCTCTACGCTTATTGTCCAGTTCCATCTTCTTTGTCTCGATGAGACGCGAAATGACAGAACGATCGCGCGAAGCGGCCTTAGCAAGCCCCTCCAGAAGCTCACGATAGGTATCTGCTTCAACGTAGGCCACATCTGCTTCGATGTACCGGATGTCTGCAAGACTTTGGTCTTCTTTATCCTGTGCAGTCCCCGGCTTTGTTTTACGGACGAGTGCCTTCGTCAGTTTGAGCCGCTTGTCTGCGTTGAGCACCTCTGCACGCGCCACGGTGCAGAGGTTCTCCAAGTAATCCGCATAGTTACACATCAACGTGTAGATTTCCGCAAGTTCTTTTGTCGTAAAATCTGACACGTTAGATGGGAGTTTTCCATCAAATGGGTGCCCACTTGAATCCAGGGGGCGGGTTGGAATTTCCAACCCGAGCTTCTCTACTCGGGAAAGCGCGCGATCAGCGGCCCCAGAGTAAAGCTCTTCGCCTTCTTCGAGACTTACGGTGAAGTCTGTAGAGGATGAGCGGGACATTGGCACCTCAAATCTTTTGGGGGCAGAAATACGAATATGGGCAGGCGCTACAATCTTCTTTAGTTGCGTCTGCAATAGGCGGTTGCCCGCTCTCGATTGCTGCCTCGATCAGCGCACCCTTCTTTTTCCACCAGCGCGCGAAGTGAACCTCGTCGTAGGTAACGACAAATTCTTTGACGCTATGGGGCCAGGTCTTGCTGACATACAAGAAGCTGATGAAGGGCGTATCGAGCGCGCGTGCGTAGATGGCTATCGCCTGAATCAAGTGCTCAGGCTTTGGCTTGGTGAGCGTGTCAAACTCTTTACCAATGCTCTTAATCTCCAATAGGACGCGTGCTTGAGATAGGGTGGCAACTCCATCAGTGTGCGATCCGCAGACAAACGCTTCGTCCAGATCAACATGGAGCTCATCTTCAAACTGGCCGGGGAGCGCAATATGTAGCGCCTTCTGCACAACATCGTGGATTGCATGTCCCATCGCAAATGTAATCTGAAGCTCAGCCGAGATTGTATTGCGTGGACGCTCAGAACCCTCGACGTCGTAGTAAAGGCGGCGAACGCAGGAATGAGCGGAACTCGCGTGAATCGTACCGACGCTCCGCTCAGGCTTCTTGTACTTGCCCGTGCCCTTGCAAGTACGGCAGGTGTTTGTAGCGGGGAGCTCTTTCCACTGGTTGTATTCTGTAAGAGTCATTCCCTCTTGCTGGCCCATCTTCTTTACGCCAGCGTAGTAGTGCCCTCGGAGATTGATGCTTTTCCGAACAGCCTCAATTTCCTCCGCACTCAATGTTTTCAGGTCAGCGATGGTCTTGATCATTTTTATACGCCTCTAAAAGTCGATGAAACCAATGCTCAGGTATGATGAAGTAGGCTTCTCCCTCTGTACGGAACTCAACAAAGAACAGCGGAATCTGGCTTCCAGTTGCATTTTGCGCAATCTTGGATAATTCCTCTGCCTTTAAAGAATATGACTTATTATCTGTGTATTTACACTCAACACGCAAAATGTCTGACTTTACATCCCCCTTATCAACGGGGGTCTGCCCGGATGCAATCGTTTGTCGTGCATCCAGCTTCTTTGCTACACGCCGCTCTTGTTTGTCCGCCTGCGCTCTCGTACTTCTACTCCCACGCGGACTGTGGGAAGCAACGGGAGTGTCCTCAACCTCATGGCGGGAAAATGCGCGGTCGCAAGAGCGACAGCGCAGTTTTCCCAAGGACCATGAAGTGAGGTCGGTTCCTTTGCAGTGAGGGCAGGTTCCGCGGCTCACCCGTACGAGCAGCGAACTTTCGCCGCTTGCATGGTATCTGCCTCAATCTTGTCAATGAGCCCCTGTTCCAGAACAAACTTAGTTGCGGACTCTACGCCTTGACCGATCTGGTCTCCGTTGTAGAAGTACCAGGGGCCTTTGCGTGTCATGACGCCATAATCCGCAGACACCGCAATCGAGTGTGCAACTCGATTGATGCCCATGAATCGGAAGAGGTAGTCATACGTTCCGGATGCGCCTTCGTGCCCGCCGGCTTTCTGTTTGGTAATTTCCCAACGAACAGTCTTGCCGATTGTCAGTTCGCCCTCCCGCACCTTTCCTTGCGGGGACATCTCAATCGTTACCCATCGTGCATGTTTTAGCGCCCAACCTCCGGCTTCAATTGTCTTAGGCGAGTATTTATTCGCGCGGTCGGTGTTGTCGCGCACCTGATTGATGCCGATCACACATGTGAGATTGGGGTTTCCCTCGTCGTCTGGCCCAAGGGCTGCGTTGAGTTTACGCGCAAATTTTGTGTTGAGTAGCGCGGCACCACCCACACGGTTTGCGTCACTCAACTCGGACTCATCATCGTGCTCAGTCAGGAGAGAACCAAACGAGTCGATGACGACAATATCGAACTCACGGCTGGCGATGAGATCGATAGCGATCTGAAGCGATTCCTCCGCAACGGAAGGAGGAACTGTAACGAAGTCCCCAATCTGCCCACGAAGTTGTGCTTCGAACTCTGGAAGGAACGGCTCTTCATGCTTGGCGTACTGAGCTCTGATCTCCGAGATTTCGCGGTCAGACATCGCAACTTTGACCCCGCAGAGTTGCGCGTACTCTTTGTCGTAGATCATCTCCGTAGAGACGATTGCGACGGAGGTCTTTTCGCCGTGTCGCTCTTGGTGATTCCGAATGATCTGATTAACCAGCCAGTTCTTTCCGACTCCCTGCTTTCCGGTCAGGAAAGTCATACCTCCCGCCGGAAGTCCTCCCCCAAGCGCAATATCCAGATCAAGAATTCCCGTGGGTAGCCGCTTCATCATCCAGGGCATCGTGTACTCTCCGGCAGAAAACACTTTGCCGGGGTACTTGCTCTTTAGCTTATTGATGACAGCAGCGGCTCCAGAACCGCTACCGTTTCCGCTGCTCTTGGCGCGAGGTGGCATGATGCTCCCATGGCTTAGTCCCGCAGTTTGGACAAACTGGGGTGAGTGAGCGTGTGTCTACTTTTCGCGATCCGCAAGAAGGACAAACACCCTTCCCGCTCATCGCAATCTTCATGTGCTCTTCTTCGAGTACGACAGCGTATTTGTCCATTTGTTCAACTCCAGTCGAAGTGCGCGTATGGGGTGAATCCCCAGTACCAGCTTATACGACGTAGCTCGCTCAGGCTGCGCCGCCCCAACAGGAGTTACGAATGAGGAGAATTCGCGTACGGTACTCGTGATCCGAAAGAGACCCCGAAAGACAACATCTTGCTGCCTTACGAGGCTCTCCGCAATAACGTCTTTTAGCGTGGCAAAGACGAGCTGAACTGTCGATAGCGGCAGGCCAGTCCGCTTTACGACCTCCTTTTCTATGTCTGCCTGGTTCACTACTTTGCATCTCCCCAGGACGCCGCCGAATCCATTGAGATAAGGATCGGAACATCCATCACAAACGGGTTTTCCATCTGTGCGCGGATCTCTTTCTTTGCAATATCGAGAACCTCCGGAATGTCAGGAACCTCGAATACAAGCTCATCATGGATCTGCATAAGCATCCGAACGCCACACGAACGTAAGATGGGACTGGTCTCGCAGTTGATCATCGCCTGAATTGCGATGTCTGCGGCAGATCCCTGAATACGCGAGTTGACGGACTGGCGTTCTGCTTGCTTCGCCAGACCCTTATCCTTAGAAAGAATGTCAGGCAATCTCCGATAGCGCCCCAAAATCGTCTGCACGAACAAATCGTTTTGGCAGGCGTAGTGCGTATCTTCGATGAACTCGAACACCTTTGGATAGATCGAGAAGTACTTCTGAATCAGTTCTTCGGCCTCTGGGCATGTGTCATATGATGCACCATTTCGCGCGATCTTCTTCACCATTTTGAGCCCAAGCTGAGAGCCCAACTTCTTTGCTCCAATTCCGTACAGCAAGCCGAAGCCAACCGCCTTCATTTGAGCGCGTAGCTCCAGTAAGGCCAGCTGGTCTTTGGTCGGATGTTCCGCCTTCTTGGCCGCCGAAATGTCGTCGTAGTTCGCACCAACTGCGAGTGCGCCAGTCATTGAGTGCAGATCTTTTCCCGACTTGATCGTGCTGATCATTGTCGGATCTCCACTCATGTGCGCCATAATGCGCATTTCCAGCTGCTCGTAGTCCGCAACCACCAGCACCATTTGCTGATCTCGCGGAAGATTTGGCGGGCGTACATGCTCCACTTCAGGCAGGCACCAGTCATCCGAGGAACCCCATTTGCCCGCGATGAAGAATTTCCGAATCCTACGGCCCCAATCCCCGCGTGCAGGAATGTTCTGTAGGTTGGGATCTCCAGACGAAAGGCGCCCCGTGACGGTACCTGCGATCTTCAGATCGGTATGAATTCGCTTTCGCCAATCAACTGTTTTCGGCAATGCGTCAATGTAGGTGCTGTGCAGTTTTTGGAGCACGCGGTGCTCTTGCAGGCATTTGGCCCGCGGATCTCCCTTCTCGGCCCAGTCATCAATGACTTCTTTAGAAATGCTGGGCTTCTTCTGCCCAGTGGTTCCTCCAGAACTCATCTTCCACGGAGGCGCCCCAAATGGGTCTACCCACTGGTTTCCTCTCTTCTCAAAGAAGAGATCGACTAGTTGGGTCGGGCTATTTGGGTTCACAGACCATCCCGCAAGGGAGACGAATTCGCGCTCCAGCCGTGAAATATCGTTCGCCATTGGCGTCGCGAGTTTCTCAATCTCATCTACATCAAGCTGAAATCCGCGGCGCTCCAACATCCACAGGATGCGGACAAGCGTGGCTGTGGTGGAGTTGTAGTAGTCCAGGATCGAAACCCCTGGCTGAATAAACTCCTCTGATAATTTCTCTTCTAATGCCGCTACCAACATGAACGAGGCCCACGCATCTAACGAAGCGTAGTCGCCCACCATCAACTGAATCATGTCCAGCGGGGGTCGATCATTCTGCGAAAGAGACGACAAGTAGTGCAGCAGGATCTCATGCGCTTCTATGAGAACATCTGAATCACCAAGGACTTTCGTCACTGAATCACGATCATCCTTATCTACAGGCCCAAGTCCCATTAACTCAGAAAAATCGCTTACGTATCCAGCCTTTCCGCGCGTAGTTGGGCAGAGTCCATACTTCCGCCCGATCTTTAGAACCTGTGACGCTGTTAGCAGCTTCAGAGGAAAACTCCTGCCAACAGCCAGGCGCTTCGACACGAGTTGCATGTCTTCGAGCGCACCTGGATCCATCTCGATTTGACCGACAAGCGCCAAGAGCTCCAAGGCAAGGGAAGGATCCTTAGTCTCGAGTGCATCGTGCATGCGGCACAGCGTTTCCACTTCCTTGTCTGTGGTGCCTACAGATCCAAAGACCTGAGTAAACGGCGCCATCTTTAAGCCCAGATAGTCTGCCGCACACTGCTTTAGACCATGGCGTCCCTGCCGATTTTCGTCGTGAAGCCAGTCCATAGCGACCGTATCAAAGATATGTCCCTTGATTTCGATCCCATGATTCGCAACCATGTGCATGTCAAACTTTGCGTTGGTCATGCACTTTGCAACTGTGGGGCACTCCAGAATGGGCTGAAAAATCGGCAGGAGGCGTACAGGAGCGCAAAAGCGAGTGTTTTCGAACCCAAATGAGAAGAACTTGATCCGAGCCTCGGTCTTGCTCAGTCCAGTGGTTTCTGTGTCAAACCCCACACGGTCTAATTTAGACATTATGTTGACTAAAGAAACCGCCTGCTCTCTCGTGCTTACGTACATCGGCTCTGGCGTATCGATAAACTTATAGCGCATGGCTCCCCCACAAAGCCATGAGGCCCCCCTCTTGCGAAGGGGGCCTCATAGCCATGATGTTAGCGGAACTTGTCGTACCGCTTGGTGCTTGAGGCGAATCCAATATCGCCATCACGCAGACCAAGCATTTCCGAATATTCCGCGTTTGACTTCGCCTCAGTGTACTGGTCGAAGTCGTACTGTACCTTCAGCAGATCGGTCAGGGCGTCATCGTAGACGAACTCGCCTTCGGCAGAGCCGGTCACAATCGGAGTCTTGAACTCCGTTTGGAACTCGGATGCAGGAATGACCGAATCCAGCATGATCGTCGGGAAGCCGTTGCTTCCGGTGACTTTCTTCAGCTTCGCGATAACTTCGTAGTATTCATGCGGACGAGGATCTTGGCACGAATCGCAGTCATACACCGCGTTCGGAAAATCAACGGTGCCGCAGTGACGGCAACGAATGTCTTGATCGCCGTAGTTTGCAATCTCTGCATCGGTCATCTTCGCGTTGTTCGTGTCGAGCAGGATCTCTTCACACGAACGGCAGACGAACACAGACGGGAACAACGTGCCCCCGCACTTGCACATCGTGCGCGCCTTTCGGGTAATCTCCTGAATGACTTTGAATTGGGTCACGGAGAGGTGCAAGAACTTCTTACGGAATACCGCAATATCTTCCGACTCCGTAGCACCCGGCTGCGACAAGATGTTCTTCTTTTCGCGAATGCTCTTGATCTCAACCCAGCTGTAGACCGGCTGGCCTTTCAGCTTCCCTTCGCTGTAGGTCAACGGCTTGCCGTTCTTGACAACGGGCGTGCGCTGGAACAGCGAGTAGTGAATGACGTTCAGAAAGAACCGGTTGGGCTCTCCATACTTCGGCTCTTTGACCGCTGGATGGTTGCTGTCCGCCAGCTTCTGCAACGTGCAGTCAGAAGAATCCTGCCCACGGAAATAGCCCCACGAGGTATTTCCGAAGTTGTTCTGGTACTGCACCTGAAAGAGCGGCGCCGCGTAGTACGGCATGTCGACTTCGCCATCGTGATATTTCGCGCGAGTCAACTGAATTGTAGCGGTCTCATCCTTGTCAATCTTCAGTTCATCGGACCACTTTGCGGTCCAGCCATTGCTCTTACGACGGGGGCCGCGACCAGGGCGGCTACGGTTTGCGCTCAAAGGGATCGACTTTGCCATATGCGTTTAGCCTCACTGATACTGACTGGGGAGCGACAAAGCTCTTGCAGTTCCTCTTCCGAAAGGTCATCTGGTTGATGAATTCCTTCCGGGAGCGGGACCACATACAACTTTACCGCCTGAAGTTTTTGACTGATTTTCAGAGATCCTGCACGACCTGCATCGTCGTTATCGAGACACAGAATCACTTTGGATGTCAGACTTTCAATCAATGTTTTTTGGGCGTCGGTCATGTAGCTGCCCATTAGAGCAACCACATTCGTAAGCCCGGATTGGCAGAACCACAGAGCAGCTTTGAAGCCTTCGACAACGTAAACAGGTTTACGCGCTGTCTCCAGCTCCTTTGCCACTTTATCGATCCGCCAAAGATGGTCTCCTTTTGAGAAGGAGGGGACATTCAGCCCATATTCTGCTAACTCGGTCGTATAGACCTTGTATTTGCCAAACTCTCCGGTGGGCTGCTTTCCTACGATGCCCACGAGTTTTCCGCGCTTGTCGCGAATCGGAAAAGTAACTCGTGACAATTTTTTATCATATCCAATATCGTTTTCAAAGAGCACGCGCTGACTGAACCCTGCCTCCAAGAGTTGTAGAGGGCACCAATCAAAAACTCCAAGCAACCGCTCAGGAAGTTCGTCGGCTTCTCGTACTACCTTGAACCTGGAGATTTTTGGAGCAGGCGTTCTCTTTGCGATCTTATCAATGGTTGTACGGCTCTCACCCACCTTTGTGAGAAAAGAGCGCAGATTTCCACCTCCACATCCAGCAAAGCAGTTCCAGAGCCCTGTCTGTATATTGATCGACAAGCTTGGCTTACTCTGCCCAGGCACCTCCCCATGAATGGGACAAAAGCCCATGTAGTTGTCGCCGGACCCCTGACGAAGCCCGACGACATGTTTTTCAAAGATGGCCAAGAAGTTAGGATCTGAATGGGTCATCTCGCTTCTTCGGCTTCTTCTTTTCTTCTTTCTTCGGGCCTCCGCCCCCACCTTCTTCGTCTTCGGCGCCCTCGCTCATCTCCATCTGCTTCTTCATCTCAAGGAACGCTTTTACGTTCGCATGATTCTGTTGCACACTGAAATCTGAGCCAGGGTTGGCGTTGATGATGAACGGTGGGATGACGGTCTCTCTACTCTTAGAGAACACCAGAAGTAGAGAAGCTCCGCGCCCCGATGGATTCGGCCCGCGGAACGCCCGAAAGGCTATGTCTGCATCTTGTCCGATGCCGTCAGCAAACGACAAGTCGTCCAGATCTCCAGACGGCTCTTTTGCATTTACGCGGTTTGCTTGCGTAGTTCCAACAACCGGGCAACCAACAAACTGCGCCATACCCTTGAGGTCCTGTGAGATATGGCTAATCTGCTTCCAGTCCGCAGTCCGCTGACCTGATCTTCCATCGCGCATCAAATAGAAACCATCTACTACGATTAAGTCTGGCTGGAAGCGCTCCGCAGCGGCAATCAAATCTTCAACGGTGCTCCCGTTCTTCTTACCCTTGTCGCTCATAAACATCAGCGCGCGATGATGAGTCCCTTCCTGTTCAGTCTCTTCTGTCGCCGCAAGTTCATCCATAATATCGAAGAAGTCGCGAGCGTCTTCTTCCGATAACGTTCCGCGCCGAAGTCGATCGTAATCTACGTTTCCGAGCACGGAACTTACACGGGTCAGCATGGCCTCTCTTGAAATTTCTTTCGAGAACAGCATGACCCGATGATTGGTCAGGTACGCATGTGCTGCCATTGCACACGCAATCCATGTTTTCATATTTCCAGGCCGGCCATAGATGACGATAAATTCCTCGTCCCGCATTCCGCCTGTCTTCTGGTTTAGAACTTCCCAAGGATAGGGAATCCCGACAATACCTCCAGCTTCCGCATGCGTTGTGTACTGTTGCCGAAGAAGCGCGATTGAGGACGACAGAAGAATCCCGTCATCTTCATGCGCATCAACGTTCATTCTCCGAATCTTTGGCAGGAACGAATCCAGAATCAAAGAAGGATCGGAGTCTCCCTGAAGCTCATCCTGCATCTCGTTGAGGATGCTTTGAAGGTCCGTCTGAACCTTCTGTGTCCGCACATCCGAGATCAGAGCGTTCAGGGAGTTTCGACTTGGCGAGTAGTCAAAGCTCGGAAACTTGCGCAGAAATCTCTCAACAGTCGGAACTTCTCCGCGCTGTTGAGGATCGTGGTATTCGCGCCAAAGCCAATCAAAGGCTTCGCGAGCAGGCTCCAGTGTGAACCATTCAGGTGTTAGTCCCTTTTTCTTCGGCGTGTTGAAGTCTGCGCTACTCAGGATGTTGCTAATGAGTTCGAGCTCTGGATGCGGCATTACAACTGCTCCTCATCTTGGGTCTCATCGCGGGCATCTGTGGCCGCCGCAATTCCTAAATCTTGTTCAATTTGTGCGCGAATCTTCTCGACCAATGACATAAGCTGGAGACCCAGTTCTTCGTTCATGAACTGGGTCTCCCCTCCACCGATGACGCCCTCAAACACCTTGTTTTCAAGGTGAACGATGTACGTCACTTTGATTTGCGCACTCACAGGCAGAACTTCGACCTTAGCAATATCTAGGCGAAGATTACCGAATGAGTGCTCCATACGTTGCCTCGGCTGCGGTCTTGCCTTGTTCCAGGTGCTCAACGAGCAACTCCAGAACCAGCTCTCGCGCTTTGCTAATTGTGCTTTGGTCTTGGTTGCACGTCAGGCTAACACCAACTCGGACTTCGAAGCCGTTCCCGTAGTCCTTGTCCGAGAACGACATTGAAGCATTGACGTTAGCCTTACCATCTCCAATAATTTTCTGAAGTTCATCCATGCTGATTCCAAGCTCCGCAGGAGTCATCGGGTACGAGATTACGCGTCGTTCGCCGTTACAAGCGACTTCGACGTGAATCACGCGAGATCCTTGGGGAAGGTCACACGGGGAGTCTGCACAACAACGTCGCAGAGCCCCTCGTAGTGCACCTTGAACTCCGGCGGAAGCCGCTCAATCTGCGCAGGATCAACAGTCAGCTTCAGAACTCGGTAGTTCGTGAGAACTTCGGTATGCCCGAGTTCCTCTGCCAACTCTTGAATGTCCTCAATCCGGTACTCCTTCTTTGTGCCGCCGGGGGCAACCTTGAAGTTGTAGTCCCCAACAGCATACGAACCAACGCCGCGCTCACGCAGTTCAATCTTAGCGCGCTCGGTGATGTCGATCTTCTCGGCGGCAAGCTGTCGAAGCTCTTCAGTAAGCTCGGGCTCAGAGGCGTTGAGAATTTCTTGAATTTGGCGAATACGAATACCAATGTCGACCAAGCGCTGCACAGTGTCCATAATCAAGCCCTCACGATCTTTTTGTGGTTCTCTACAATCTGCATAGCGTACCGAAAATCACCCATTGTATCGAATGTATGCCCCTTCTTTTCTTTTACAAGAGAGCTGTCTCCCTTGCGCAGCAAGAAGCCGCAATCAAGTACAGGAAGCATCGCGTAGCGAACATCCTGCTCTGTGGTCGGAGATTTAATGGAAATATCCATCAACTCTCCGCGTCTCTCCAGAATATTTACGGTCTTACCCAACAGATGAGACGCTGCGACCTTTCCACCTGCGATGATAAGAAGCGGGTCTATTGCGTAGATTGTGTCGTGAAGCCGAGATTTACACTCCTTTAGTTCAGTTGCAGATGGTGCGCGATCATCTTCGGGTCGGCACAGCACTGCGTTTGTTATGAACACGCGGGCTGAAATGTAGTCAGCCAACTTCTGAAAGTACTCATCGTTGTCTTCAATGGTTCGGATCTTGTCGATCTCTTCATCTGCTGGCCAGACCTTCTCAAAGAGCTGAAGAAGGAGACGCCCTGCTTGTCCCACAAAGGGAACTCCCTCCTCGTCCTCTTTTTCGGCGGGAAAACTTCCAACGTATAGAATATCTGCGCTCACGCTTCCAGCGCCAAAGACTACTTGAGATCGACTCTCACACAGCTTTGGACAACGCGTGCATCTGCGGTACTCGTGCTGAAGCTCACGAATACGACTTAGCCCAATCATTTTAACTCCTATATGCTATTCCAGTTCCATCGAGTTGTGACACGATATTTCTTCCTCTCGCTTTCCTTCACAAGAGAGAGGATCATCCCGCGGCACGCGTCAATTGATTTATCGAGCAAGAGAAACACCCATGGGTCTTTCTTGCCTGGGAGCGCACGAAGGATTCGACCCACGCTCTGCTGGTACGTAATCGCCGAATGAGATCGCGCAGCGAATGGCGTCAGTAGGATGAGCGTATCCAGATCTTTTCGGTTGTAGGCCGCCGCTCCAACACCAATCGAGGCAAACACAAGATTGCTGCGATTGAGAAGTTCCAGGCGATCCTGCGCTTTGGTCCCTCCATGGATTACGCTGCTTCCTTCGTTTGCGCGCTGAAGTTCTTCGATGTGCTCGGGACCATGAGAGAGCGCGTAGATGGTTCGACCTCTGGCTAAGCACTGGTCAATGATCTCTTGAATAAGCGCGTTTCTCTCAGCGTTTTCAGCAAGAGTCTTGTGCATCCGTCCAATATTTAGTTGCCCAGTTCGGTCAAGCATGCTCTTGCGTTCTTCTTCTCCATAGAAGATTCCAGTCTCTACAACGAATACCGTGGGCGTGAGATCCTGACTTACATCAGAAAAAAACACTGGCCCAAGGTGAGAGAAGAAGATTCCTTCGCAACGATCTGTTCGAGTGGGAGTCGCAGTTAGCCCAATACGGATGCCAGACCCAACCGCGCTGGCCTTTGAAAAGAACTCCGCGGCCATGATGTGACATTCGTCGTAGATAACCAGTCCAAATCTCGTGTAGAAATCTGCGGGAAGAGTTCCCTCTTCTGCCCTCGCTGCAAGAGTCTGCACCGTTGCCAGGCAGATCCCTTTGTCGTACTCAAATTTCTTTCCCTGAATCCATCCGATTTCTCCAAAGAAATCGAAGAATTGATGCAACTCTGCTACCCAGTTTTCAAGATGCGCTCGCTGTGGACTGACAATCAGAGTAGGGACGCCTTCGTATGCGGCCTTCAGCCAGCCAAGAACGGTCTTTCCCTTACCGCACGCCAGGTTGAGGATGCCGCGATCTGCGTCCTTAAGTGCTGCCCAGGCTTCTTCTTGATTTTCGCGAAGGCAGAATTCTGGCTTTAACCTAAGATCTATAGTATCGAACTCAAGATGCTCCTCTTCGACAGGGCATCCCAACTCAAAGAGCTGCGTGTCGCTCAGCGTATATTTCGGAACTTGATAGTGATTGTCGACAGTCACCACCAAGTTTCGATGTCCGCGAGAAGAGTCGTCTCCAAAAGACAGCATGCCTTCCAGAGTAGTTTTCTTCACATGTGATTTTGGGAGAAAAAGATGCCGGCCCCGGTAGGCCGTGCCTTGCTTCAGGGCCGGAATCTTTGTTGTCATGTGGCGGGCCTCTTTCTCAGTCCAGGGTATTTCTTGCGAGGAATTTGCGATAAGGCGTCTGTGAGAGTTTCACTCATTGCTGTGATTGCATTTAGAGACGCATTATGCGCCAATACCGACGTAAACGTATCTTCTTCTCCCGCGTCTTCGTAAATCTTCCCCTTCACTGCGGATCTCTGCGAAGTTACAGGTTGCACTGCTGTCACCGTTGAGACGGAACTCGTTGGCCTACGATCCCGCTCCAGCGCTGAAATCTTGAGCCGGCATGTGCCCTTCCATCGACAGTTTTTGCATGTGTCATCCGTGATATCGTAGTAGTCTGGATCTCCATAGCACTCTGGCCTCTCATTGTGCCCGTCATCATCGTGGTTAGAGAATCTACTTGAGAACGTTCCCATGCACTAACCTCCAGTGGGGTGCTACAAGTCTTATGACTGTGTATATTGGGAACTGCAAACCGACTTTAGGAGCCACAAATCATGCCCGTAATCGATCAGCACGACGACCTCTGCGAGCTGTTTAAAACCCGCGGGCCCAAAGTTGGGCTCGACTTCATGAAGACCGCGTCCTGGAAAGAGCGCGATGATCTGTACGACCGAGACTTTGCGCTGATCATTGTTGATTCGACTGGAAAAGAGCATCGCAAGTTTGCCTGCTACGACGAAGGAAACACGTTCCTATCACAGTGGTATCTGCTGAACGCCGAACACGAGCTTCCTGCTGGTGCAGTCAAAATCGCTGCTGAGAATCTTCTGACTGCCGCAGAAGATCTGCAGATGGAATCGCACCCCGTGCTTTACTTGCTTGCAAACGCAAACGCAGATCTTCCCAACGATGGCCGTCGTGTTCTGGTGAAGGCGGCGGGCGCAACAACATACGCAGCCAATGTAGAATTCGAGCCTTCGCAAATTCGCCCGATGGGTCGTGGCATGCACGAACCCAGAGGTCGGCATCAGGTAAAGGAGGGTTCGGCGTACGACGCTCTTTCAAATCTGATTCGTGTCTGGAACGACCTCGATCCCTATGACCGACACGAAGCCGCGGTAGACATTGTTAAGGTCGCAAGCCTGACGGGCATGGCGGTTCCCGCGCATATTGAGCAATACAGCGGAGAGCGGCTCAACCCGCGTTTTGAGAAGATCGCATCGCGTCGCGCTGAATACACCGCCAATCCGGAATACCAAGCCGACTACCTCCGGCTTGCAAAGATGGCCGCCGCGCTCGATCCAGATGACGTTGTCGAGGCGCTCTTCCTGATGGATGAGCGGGCGGGGCTCCTAAACCGCTATGGCAACAATCTTCCGGACCCGGTCCTCTCGGTCTTTGGTGTAGAGAAGCAGGCAGAATTTTCGTGGGTAAACGGTGGAGACTACGTCACGGAGTCGATGCTAAAGCGTTACTCTGGCAGCAACGCATCGCATGCCGCCCTCGAAGATACCTTTGAGGAAGATCTTGTAATGAACTTCCGCAGAGATCCAGTCGGCACGTTCAAGAAGATGCCGCTTGAGCAGCAAACGTTGCTGTCACGCCTTGCCTCTCAGTCCCGGGATACGAACAATGGAGGTTACTGACCTTCAAACGTTCAAAGACGAGAAGGTGCATCCTCTCGTTCTTCTTCGCACGTACCTCCGACTCTTTGGCCCCGCGGCCTTAGAGTGGGAGCCATTCGTCGTAAAGAGGTCCGTAGAAGATCGGTTAAAGATTAATATTTCGCGAGTAAACTATCTCAAGTTGCTTGCAGCAATCACCGTTGCAAACCACGATAATTTTTGGAATTCATGGGAAACGTTCCATGCAGTGTCGCAAGCACTCGCAGGAAAAATCCCATCCGTGTCGCATATTGATAACCAGTCCGTTTCAGACTTTATGATGGCCGTCGATTCGGCCAATGCAATTCGGCAAGACTTAGGATCTTTGGGAGATTTGCCGGATTTCTCGGAAGAAGTACGCCGTTACATGGCTGCTCAGCTTCACGAATCTGGGATTTGGTATGTACCGGAGCCGTTGGAGTTTCTAAACCCGCTCATCTCCAAAGTTACGCAGATCTGCGGAGAATGTGGAAACGAAGAAGAGCCCAAAGAAGACGGGCTCTGTAGCTATTGCACGGATCGGTACAACACGGACAGCCTGCTGAAGTTTGAGCCCGATGATGACCTAAAGAAAAAATTCAATGGCTCAAAAGTAAAAGTGGTCACAAAACTTCCGACCGCCGGAGTTCAAAAGTCTTTACTCCGCGCACTATCGGAGGGCGGAGAGGTTCTTCGCGAAACCGCAGACGATATTTGCGCAGCTAAAATTCTTGATGGACTTCGGGATCTTGAAGAGTATAGAACACAGATTCGAATAAGCAAGACTGCTGGTATCTCGGGCATATCAAAGTCAGTTGCTACTAACAATAAAATAGATCGTTTTGACGATGAGGATAAACTAGAACCGAAAGAGCCGACCCCAGCTCCTTACTGGAAAAAAGCAATAAATCCAGTATCGGTAGGTGGGACAGCGCTCATTGGTGCTGCGTTGCTCCGAAAACCGGGAGCGGCTGGAAAATTTTTGCAAACAGCAAAAGAAGTAGTAACCAAGCCAGTTACATCAATACGAAGGGGGCTCAGCACTGGGGCAAATTATGTTGGCCCAGGAGCCGACGAGTTTACTCGAGGAGCGGCGCAAAGTAAGCGCGTAGAGTTGATGTCGGATAGCCTTCGAAATCTTCAGACCTCGCTAAAGAGCCAAGCAGAGGCCGGAAGGCCGCTGATTGGAGACATAGATCAGTTTAAAGCGTTAGAGGGTGGTGAGCGTGGGTTAGGGACAGCTTCGGACTCTTTGCGCCGATCTGGATTTTTAAGTGCTGGCCGGCAAAAATTTACCAATGTACAGGTCGATGATGCCGCCGCAAAACGTCTTAACGATTTAATTCAAGAAATGGATACTGCGTCTGCAGCGGGTCAGCAGATAGATTATAATAAAATTCGTGGACTTTACGACGAATTTGGTCAACTGGCGCGCTCACAGCAACAGGCTGGAACCGCTAAGTTGAACAAAGGGCTTCTATACTACGCTCCTGGTGAGCGTGTCATGGAGGTTGGGGCTCCAGTGATGGGATTTGCGGGGGGATACACCGAAGACACTGACCCAGAAACTGGGCGTAAAAGAAGTACCGCAGAGCGGCTTGCACGTGGAGTTGCTATCGGAGGCGTAGCCGCTGGCACAGGTGCTTTGTTTGGAGGTAGAAACTTAGGGCTTTCTAAGACAAATTTATTCTCTGGTACAGGACGTTCCGGGTTTAGTGCTAAATCCCTGGTGCCTGCGGTTGGGGGTATGAGTCTCGGACAGACACTTGAAAACGTTGGGGCAGATGTTGCTGGTGCAGGCGCTCGTACCATTGATACCGCTTTTGGGCAGAAAAAGGATGAGCAATCATGAACGTCGTTACCAGTGAAGTCAATCGATTTAATCCCCGACCCGTATCTGCTGAAGGTGGCCGTGGATTTGGCATTCGCTATCCTTCACCGTTTTTTGATATTTCTCAGCAGTTTCTTCCCGCAAATCAGCACGAACTTCACAAATGGTGTCGCTACTACTTCTTAACTAATCCAGTAATTAACGCGGCATGCTCAAAGATGGCCGAGTACCCAGTTACTCCGCTTGTATACGAGACAGAAGACCCGGAAGTAATGAAGCTCTACAAGAAGGTAGAGGACCACCTGAAACTACGATCGTTTCAGGTAGAAGTTGGGCTTGATTACTTTGTGTACGGAAACGCGTTTGTCTCTGTATTTCTGCCATTTGAGAAGTACTTAATCTGTAGCTCATGTGGGGCTCGTTACCGGGCGCAGACAAATCGTTTTCGCTACAAATGGCGTGATTCTCGATTCTATCTACATAAGTGCACTTGCGGAAAGGAGGGCTACGCTAAGCAGCACGACGTGTACATGCGCAGTTTTCGGCAGATCCGACTTGTGCGTTGGAATCCAGAGAACATCGACATTAAACATAATGAAATTACCGGGAAAACTAAATACTATTTCCGACTACCTAAAAGTGTGATTAACGATATTAAGCTGGGAGACTACGATGAGATCGAGTCAATCCCACTGGAGTTTCTGGAGGCTGCCAGAGCTGGAAAGTCGTTGCTCTTCTCCGAAGACAACCTGTACCATCTGAAGCGTCCGACAATCGCACAGAAAGACCAGGGCTGGGGAACTCCCCTTATCTTTCCGTTGCTCAAAGATGCGTTCTACCTTCAGGTCATGAAAAAGGCCAACGAAGCAATCCTCATGGAAAACATTGTTCCAATGCGGATGATCTTCCCTGGTCAGAATACCGGGGGGAACGAAGGTCCTTATGGATCGTACAACCTGACAAACTGGAAGCGGCGTGTTGATGAAGAGATCAACATGTGGAAACGGGACCACAACTACATTCCAGTCCTTCCGGTAAACATTGGCTTTCAGCAAATTGGCGGTCAGGGCCGTGCGCTACTGATGTACCAAGAGATGCGTCTTCTCGCCGAACAGATGCTTGCCGGTGCTGGAATTCCAGTAGAATTCATCTTTGGCGGGTTGCAGTGGTCAGGCTCAAGTACATCACTGCGCGCGCTCGAGAATATGTTTTTGGGGTACAACAAACAGCGGCATGAGCTCGTAAACATATTCATTATGGGTAGGATTGCATCATTTATGCAGTGGCCCAAGATCACCAGTCGGTTCGATAAGTTCCGTATGGCAGATGATCTTCAGAGAAGTATGTTCTACCTCCAGCTAAATCAAGCGCAGAAGATCAGTGATCACCGTCTTATGGAAGAATTGGGCGAGGACTTTGATCTTGAGTCAGACCGTATGGGTCGCGAGATTAAGAAGCAGTTGCAGTCCAACCGCCGGATGCAGGTCGCATCTGCGGATATTCAGGGAGAGGCCCAGCTACGCACCTCCCGGTATCAGGCAAAGGCGCAGGCGCTCACAATGAAGGCGCAGGGCCAAGCGCAAATGGAAATGCAGCAGGAGCAAATGGCAGCCCAGCAGGCGCAGGCCGGTGCTCCCCAAGATCCAAACGCCCAGGCTGCCGCGCAACAACCGGGGGCGCAGCCGGAACAGCCTGCGCAAGATCAGGCACAGCAAACTCCAGGACTCCCAGAGGGAGCTACCGCTTACGACGAGAACGCGCAGACACCAAATCAAACTGCCCTTCCTACAGCGATGGCCGGAGCAGCTTCCCCACTCCAGATGGGCGCCGGAGGCGTGGATCTCCGCTACATCGCCCAACGGGCCGCATCATATTTACGTACACTAAAAAAAGAGCAAGGTGAGGGTGCGATGTATCAAGCCCTCCAGCAGATGCAGACAGAAAATCCATCTTTATACCAGTTGGTTGTCCAGCTGATGAATGACAAAGGATCTAAAACAAACCCGTTAGATGCCGCACAAAATCCGGCGACAGACGGAACACCTCAAGCCGACCCAGGAAGGCGAATCGGCTGATGCTATCGCACAGCATCAGACTTTCTCTTCCTGGGCGGCTCTACGGGGATCCCTTCGTATAGCTGCGCTAAGATGTCAGAAGTGTGATCAATAAAGCACTTTTCGTGATAAAGTGCCTCACTTCCTAACGTGGCAAACGCTTCATCTAAGAGATCCCACGAATTAGGGCGCCTTCGCGCTATGTGCCGCGCTAGGCTAATAATTCGTTCTCCGCGATCTACGGCGGCACCACACCGGTCACAGTAATACCGCATCATGGGGGAAGAACCAAGATGAGGATACTGGATGAGTCACCACACGAATCACAGCTTCCTGAAGTCCAGAAGGGCCGTGGTCTGTATGTTGACGCGCATGCACTACAAAGCCAAATCGCCGCATCAGGGATTGCCGGGCAATCCCCACATTCCATTACTCCGCACCTTTGCGCGATCAGTGGACAAAACTCTCGAAGAGTATCTTCCTCATCCCGCTTAAAAAAGGTTGGAGTAGCATGGGGAATATTGGGCAAACCCCCAGCCTCGGCACGAAGCCGAGACTGGAGGCGTCCCTTATTCTTCGGCCTCAAGAGCGTCCTCAAGGACATCTGAGGCCGACTGGATGGCCGCCACAAGAGCGGCCATCCAGAATATTACCACTTTGAGAGCCCGTCGGTGTCGACGGGCCATTCCGGGTCATTCATCATTTCTCTCCTTTGCCGAGGAGTTAGATCTCGGCTACAATACTTATGACCTGCAAATGGGGACCTTTTATGCCTAATCTGAATCCGATTGAGAGCCACAAACTGATGGTTCAGCGCGCGAAGGAAGCGATCGCGTCGCACTTTCCAATCGAAGGCAGTAAGCATCGGCTGGAGTTGGTTCGGGTCGAACTTGAAGAGGATAGCGCTACTGGCGCGTCTCAGTTCAACTCTGGCAATTATGAAAGCCAGATGGATGCCCGGCTCAATGATCGAACCTGGGGCCCAGATATTATTGGGGTATTTCGTCTTATCGATAAAGCAAGCGGAAAAGTATTAGACGAAAAATCGCGGACTCTTGGAAAGATCCCAAAGATTACGACTCGCTATAGCTACATTGTTAACGGGAATGAGATGCAGCTGGACAGTGTATTCCGGCTGAATCCTGGCGCGTACCATGCAGAGGCACAAAACGGCGATCTTCTTGCCAAGTGGAACGTTGCGGCAGGTAGCCGTGTAGGGTCATTTGATATTTACATTGAACGCCGGGATCCAAAGAAGCTCGGCCTTATGACAATGGATGTCAGTAGCAGCGGTACATCCTCCGTTCAAATTCCTATTTATCCCATTCTAAAGGCGATGGGAATTGACGATGGACAAATCAAAAATGCACTCGGAGAGAAGATCTACGTCATCAATAGGGATAAGAGTTCTCCTACAGATGTTTTAAAATTTCATAAGGCACTTGAGGGGAGAAAGAAGGACGCAGACTACACTCCTCCTTCTACTGCCGACGCAGCTAAGTTTACACGCGAAGTTTTTGAGTCTGCGGAGGTTAGCCCCCAGACCATGAAGGCAGCGTTTGGAAAAGAATTTGATCGGATTACTGGTGACGCGCTTCTTTTGTCTGCAAAGAAGTTGGTCGACATTTCGCGTGGTGACGTTCCTGAAGATGATCGGCAGTCTTTGGCGAACAAGCGTCTATTCGGCGCAGAAGACTTCGTCTACGAAGAGTTGACCAAGGGTAAGACGATCTATGCGTTGACACGCAAAATCCGTAATAACGTCGATCGCAAAGATAAGATCCAGGACATCATTCCGGCGTCAAATGCCGGTTATGGCGCAGCGATCCTTAAGCCGTTCAAGGCTGGACAGCTTCCGACGCAGACCAACCCTCTTCAGTTTGTATCGAACCACACCAAGACAACAATCCTTGGCGCGGAGTTTGGAGGTATCAAAGGCGAGAATGTCAACTTGATGGAAGACAAGTTGATTAACCCAAGTCATCTGGGACTTCTTGATCCTCTGCAGACGCCTGAAAGCTCAACAACGGGTATTCATCTACACGTTCCTCTTGGCGCAAAAAAGGTCGGTCACGATCTTATGGCGCAGGTCGTAAATGTCCGGACAGGTAAAGTCGAAAGTAAATCTGCGGCGGATTTAGAGCGCGCTGTTGTAGCTTACCCAGATCAGGTCAAGATCGATAAGAAGCCCGATGGGTCCGTGAAGGTGACTCCACTTTCGGCTGATGTGGTCGTATACGACAAGGACCGCAATACAACGAAGCGTCCCTGGAAAGACGTCGAGTATGTCCTTCCATCTGCCAAGTTGCTTTTTGCGGTGAGCGCAAACCTGATTCCGTTTGTCCAGAATGACAACGGAAACCGCGCGATGATGGCGGCAAAGCATCAAGAGCAGGCGGTCGGACTAAAGCAACGCGAGGCCCCTCTTGTGCAAACTCAGGCGGGCGGCGGTGCTTCATATGAGTCGTTAGTTGGAAACATGGCGGTTGTTTCGGCAAGTGCTGATGGGATTGTGACTGAGGTCACAGAATCTCGGATCGTCGTCACTGGGACTGATAAAAAGAAGTACGTTCACTCGATTTATAATAACTATCCCTTAAATGGAGCAAAACATATGCTCCATTCGGAGCCTGTAGTAAAGAAAGGAGACCAGGTACGAAAAGGCCAACTCCTTGCTGATTCAAACTTTACCAAGGGTGGAAAGCTCTCCCTCGGAACAAACCTGCGAGTCGCATACATTCCGTATCGTGGGTACAACTTCGAAGACGGTGTTGTTATTTCAGAATCAGCGGCTCAGAAACTTGTGTCCAGCCACTTGCACTCTGCCGAGGCAGAGATGCATCCAAATGTGGTTGTAAACAAGAAAATGTGGAGACAGTACGCAGGTCCTGTAAAGGCAACTCCAGAGATCCTGCAAAAGTTGGATGATGATGGCGTTATTCGGGTAGGGCAGCGAGTAGAGCCTGGCGATGTCTTGATTGCGAAGTTACAAAAGCAGTCATTGTCCAAAGATACCGAAGATATCCGGCGTAGACTGAAGGGCGCCGTCCAAGACTACACAGATTCAGCAGTGCGTTGGGACCACGAATACGGTGGAGAAATTGCGCGGGTCGTGAATAACGGGCGTAAAATTGCCGTGTTCATTCGAACTGAACAGACGATGGAGGTGGGCGACAAGCTCTCTGGTCGGCACGGAAATAAGGGCATTGTTACTAAAATTCTGCCCGATGATAAGATGCCCAAGGATAAAGACGGAAATCCCGTACATGTCCTTATGTCCCCTGCGGGCATTCCCTCCCGTATGAATCCTGGGCAGGTCCTTGAAACGGTTGCCGGGAAAATTGCGCTAAAGACTGGAAAGCCTTTTGTTGTAGACAACTTTAGTGCAAATACCGACTACTCTGCACTCGTCAAAGCAGAGATGAAGAAAAACAACGTTTCTGATACTGACGAGCTATTTGATCCCGAAACTGGGGAAAGTCTTGGGCAAGTTCTGACAGGACACCAGTACATTTTGAAGCTGGACCACCAAGCAGAGAAGAAGATTTCTGCGCGATCCGGTGGTTTTGGATACGCATACAAAACCACGGGAGAGGCTTCTCAGGGCTCTGGCCTTGGAGAAGGCGGTCAGCGCATTGGTGGCTTGGACACATACACGTTGCTTGCGCATGGAGCGAAGCAAAACCTTCGCGAGATGCAAACATACAAGTCTGATCGGGAACAAGCAGAGGATGTATGGACCCGGATCATGCGCGGTGAACGTCCCCCTCCTCCGAAAGTTCCTCGTTCGATGGAGCAGTTCACACACTACATGCGCGCAATGGGTGTGTACTCGGAACGCAAAGGTCGCGAGTATTCGCTAATGCCGATGACGGATAAGCAAACCGTCGCGCAGAGCTCAGGCGCGCTCGCCTTCCCGGAAAAGACTCTTGCTGCCAAGGGTTCTTTAACAAAGGAAGAACGGGGCGGCCTTTTTGATAGAACAAAGACCGGGGGCCTTGAGGGAACGAAGTGGACTCATATGACATTGGGGGTTCGGATTCCAAACCCCATGTTCGAAGAGCCCATTCGATTGCTTCTTCAGATGCCTAAGCCTGAGTTTCAAAAGCTGTTGACTGAATCAGGAGCCGTTGGAAAGAAATCAGGCTTTGCGGTTATTGAGCAAAAGTTGAGAGAAATCAACGTAGATCAGGAGCTTAAGGTTGCTGAGAAGCGGCTATCAGAAGTTTCTGAAAACGAACTCAATGTAGCGTACAAGCGCGTACGGTATTTACGGGCGCTCAAAGAACTTGGAGTTACGCCTGTCGATGCGTACACGAATGAGGTTCTCCCAGTTCTTCCTCCGTCGTTGCGTAGAGTGAGCATCGGATTTGACGGAACGCAGATCATTGATCCTGCCAACAAAATGTACGCAATTATTGGGCAAATGGTTAAGCAGCTAGATCAAGCTGAAAAAGAAAAAATGCCGGTAGGCGAGATTCAGAAGATTCAAGCGCAAATCTACGAGACTACGAAAGCACTTCGTGTCTCAGGTATGCAGATGGAAGGTAAACAAGTCCCGAGCTTGATGGATAAGCTAACGGGCCTCAAGCAGCCAAAGCAGTCGTTCTTCCAATCCGGGGTACTTGGTAAGCGGCAAGATCTGTCGGGCCGCTCGGTCATCACGCCAGATCCAGAAATGCCACTTGATGAAGTCGGTGTTCCTCGCGAAATGGCGATGGAAATGTACAAGCCGTTTGTCATCAAAGAGCTCTGGAGAAACATGGGTCGCGCGAACTCTCCTGGAGAGGCGCGACTCATGATTAAGAAGAATCATCCTGCTGCTAATGAGGCACTCGAGCGCGTTGTTCGTGACCGTCCCGCATTGATGAAGCGAGATCCCGCGCTGCACATGTTCTCAATTTTGGCGTTCCGACCGCGTCTGGTTGAGGGCAAGTCTGTCAAAATCCATCCCCTTGTGACTGGTGGATTCAACGCAGACTTCGACGGCGACACGATGGCGCTGTACGTCCCCATTACAGACGGCGCCGTGCAGGAAGCGAAGAACATGCTTCCTTCTAAGAACCTTTTCTCACCGACAAGCGGTGGGCTGATGGTAACGCCCAGCCAGGACTCGGTACTTGGAATTTTCCAGGCGACTGAATGGGGCAAGCCCGTGTCAGGCCAGTACACCGAGGAGGAGGCAGTTCGGCTGCTGAAAGCTGGAAAGTTGAAGTCCTACAACGTTATTAATGTAAAGGGCTACAACAAGCCTACGACTGCGGGTCGGTTGATGATCAATGCGACGCTCCCTGCACAGTTTAAGGGTGATCAGGATCTTTTGTACGATCCAAATTTCCGCATGGCAAAGGGCGGTATGAAGCGATTTGCGACCCGTATCGCCAGAGCTGAGCCAGATGAGTTCTCCAGAATGATTGATGACTGGAAGACTCTCGGATTTGGTCTCGCCTTTAAGAACGGATCCAGCGTTAAGCTGGACGACTTCCATGATGGATATAAACTTCGCGACGAAGTTTTGAAGAAGTACAAGAAGGAAGAGGACGCGATTCGGAAGGGATCGGGGTCAATCAAGGATAAGGATGACAAGATTGTCGCGCTTTACCAAAAGGCACAAAAAGAACTGAAGCAGGTAGGTGAAGCGCGCTACAACTCCACACTCAACAATGGGATGTGGGATTGGGCACGCTCTGGAGCCAAGGGCGACTGGAACCAGTTTGGCCAGATGGTCATGGGTCCGATGCTTGTTCAGGATCCAATGAATCAAACAGTTCCGTTCCCGATTACGAAGTCCTTTGGAGAGGGCCTGCCAGTTTCGCAGTATTACGCGTCTCTCCATGGTGCGCGTAAGGGAACGATTGACCGTGCCTCTGCAACTGCAAAGCCCGGTGCGCTTACAAAGGAACTCATCAACACCGTCATTGATAATACCATTAAATCAAAAGACTGCGGGACAATTCGCGGAGCGCTCTTATCATCAATGGAGTCCGATATTGAGGGTCGCTTCCTTGCAGGAGAAGTCCCCCTGAAGGGAGGCGAGACAATTGCCAAGGGCACGCTGATCACTCCACAAATTCGATCCAAGATTAAAACGGATGGCCCCAAAAAAGTTCTTGTTCGGTCACCGCTGTACTGCAACGAGGTCAAGGGAATCTGCGCGACCTGCTATGGACTCAACGAGCGTGGATCGCTGTACACGGTAGGTACAAATGTTGGAATTATCGCAGGACACGCGCTGGGAGAACCAATCACCCAGATGCAGATGCGAACGTTCCATACCGGCGGTGTCGGCGGGACCAGTGGAGTTGGTGACTACTTCACAGCAGCGGAAGATCTATTTAAGGTTCCGAAGAAGCTAAAGGGCTCTGCAACGCTGTCTACGGTTTCTGGAAAGATCGAAAAGATCGAGAATGACGCCCTCGGCGGAAAGATTGTTACGATTGCGGGCAAGCCGCATGTGGTTCCATTCACGAACCCACTGCTTCCCTCAATTCGCGTAGGAGAGGAAGTCGAAAAGGCCGATGCACTTTCAGAGGGCAGAAAGAACCCACACGATATTCTTACTGTCACCAAAAACATGAGCGCAGTCCGCACCCACTTGGCAGACTCGCTGAACGATCTATACGCCGAAACAACTGGAAATGAGCGGCGCAGGAATATCGAGACAGTTATTCGCGCAATGACGGACTTGACGCGGATTGATGATTCGGGTGATGATCATATGTATCTACGCGGGCAACTTGTTCCAATGTCCGAGATCGAACGGAAGAACAAGGAACTGCGCGCAATGAACAAGCGCGAGATCAAGCATACGCCCCAGCTCAAGGCAATGAATAAGATGCCGCTCGCAGGTCAGGAGGACTGGATGGCACGTTTGAACTTCCAGCGCCTCCAGGAAACGTACGTTGAGGGGGCCGCGCAGAACTGGAAGTCAGACATCCATGGGCACCCAATCGCAGGAATTGCGCATGGAGCTGAGTTTGGGCTCGAACCCCCAGGTTCCGTAAAGCTTCCCAATGCCCCGGCCATTCCTGAACGCATGTCAAACATCCCGAAAGCCCGGCCCCCCGGAAACCATAGTCCGTCTTTGCCCTCGCAGAACAGCCCTGGCTTCTTTTCGTTCCTTTAGGAGACATTATGGACAAGATCGCAGCCTACGCCATCGCTTTTCGAAACATCGAGCTTGAAAAGAGAGCGGAGTATATTATCGAGAACTTTGGAACATGCGAGGGAAAGATGCCCATCCCGTATCTACGAGCATATGATGCACTTCTCAACAAGGAAGCCAGCCTCTCTGGAGTGGGTAGAGGACTTGCTGCGGTCGGAGAGGGAATTGGAGGACTGGCGAGTAGGGCTGGATCTGCCCTTTCTGGTATGAGCGGAGCATCGGTCGGTGGAGTTCGGCAGACTCTCGGTGGAGCACTGTCTCGCGCAGCTGATGGAGTCGCGGCCAACAAGGACACCGCTGCCCTTCTGGGGGCAGGTGCGGTTGGCGCGGCGGGACTCGGTGTTGGAGCCCTGGGTACCGGATTTGCTGCGGGACGTATGACTGCCCCGCGTCCTCGGGGTCCTAGCTACTAATGCCCAGCTCTCCACTTCGACCTACGTCCGCATTAATCCTACCGGGCCGTATCGTTAGTGTTGATACGGCCCGCTGGATTTGCACAGTTTTTTGTACAGTTATAAAGCGTGAATACCGAGAAGTGGTCATCCCCTCGCTCTATGCAACTGAAACAGGAGAGGGGATACATTTCATGCCGGAGATCGGCGCTGTTTTTTATGTTGTAGTTCCATCTGACGGCTCTAATCCATTTTTAATGTTGACTGCACCGCAGGTATCTTCCAGTACCGAAGATGGGCAGCCGGGTTCGTTTCATTTTGGTCGTCCATATTTAAATCCTGGGGATTTGTCGTTCTTTACACGAGATGGAAATGGTTTAATCTGCCGACGCGGTGGGCTAACTGAGATCCGAGGAACATCTCTTTCTCGCATGATCATGGACCCACTTGCCAATCAAGTTCTTACGATTGCGCAAAACTGGAAAGTCCATACAGTAGGCGGTTCAATTGAATGGAGCCACCTCGACACAGGAGAGGGAGAGTCTGCGGACTTGACTTCTGTGCTCACTGTAGACGCGCGCGAATTCGTAAGTTCGGAGTCGTGGTCTACAAAGACGACGCAGGGCTCCACTGGGCAGCGGCTATGGTTTGATGTGGCCCCACCCACGCCTCCGCTTATTGACGCGCAAACGATCTTAAATGTACAGACTGTAACCGGAGCAATTGAGCCCGTTCGATTTACAGTAAAAAAACCAGCAGGGCTGGATAGTGCTGCTGTCGTATTTAACTTTCAAGTCAACAGTGACGAAACTCTACCAACGCCAGAACCATCAGCAAATGTGAGCATTTCACGGGCTGGTGATATAGAGTTGCAGACGCAGGGGCGGCTGCGGGTCACGAAGCTTCCATCGGAAGCGCCAGCAGAGCGGGTATTATTAGGAGAGACGTTCCTTACCGATCTAAGTAGCGCGCTGTCCGAAATCCAGGCTGCCCTCACACTGTTAAGTCTTCCGACCACAGCTACAGCGGCTTTAATTAGTAAAATTACCAGTTCGCTTAGCAATAACGGTCGTCCCCTGCTATCCTCCGTCATCGAATCCGAGTAAGAGGTTTACATGCCATCCCTGTTTCTCAAGCCGGTTGATCCGCACAGTTTCTTCGAGAAGCAGGCATCTATCGCAAAGATGCCGGATGACGATACAAAATGGCCTGCACACGTGCTTAGCAACCTGCATCAGCAGTTGCCTTTTTTATCGCAGTATGATGTTGACCTGGACATGCAGCGTATCGAACCCGAAGCCGGGTTTGCGTTTGGGCATGCGCTATTGATGGCGAAGAATGACCCAAGTGCGGCGACTACATCAAAGAATCCACAGAATATGGTGCGGATTCCGATTATCGTTGCAGATCGGCTACTACAGCCGTTCCACACGTTTGAGTTGGGCGGAAATGTGTATCCCCTGACCGCAGAGCGAATCGAAGCATCCTTGTTGAATCCTGCGATGTTCCAAGGGCCTGCTGATCAGCCGCAGCGGCAAAAATCTCTGATTGATCAGATGTATCCTCCATATCAGCAGCGTCAGGGCTTCGGTCGTGTTGTTGGTGACGGCGCGTCGTCGATGGGCATCAATAAATTGAGCAGTGCTGTAGAAGATTCAGTACCGCCTACCCAGACAGATGCACTTGCAATGACTCCCAAACAACTCGAAACTTTAGCAAAACTGCGCAGAACAGAAGCTAAAGATCGGTTTAACACTCAGCAAGGTGCTTTAGAGAGAACTAAAGATTCATTAAAGGGGCTAGTTTTACCTGTAGGAGTTGGATTAACTCTCGGAGGATTCCGAGGGGGGCGTGCAGCACGTGTCGCCAATCAAAGCGTCGCTGAAGGCGTATTGAAGGGCATGAAGTCCTCTGGAACAGTTTCAGGTAGCGTTGCTGCTGCAAATATGGGTCTAAAAGAGTACGGGCTACACAGTCGACAAACTCAGCGTGAGAAATTCGGACTTCCCAGAGTCGGAACTCAGGATGAGAATCTTGGGGAACCTAAGGAAGCGGGAGTTCCACTTTCCTTCGGAGCATCAAATAGAGTTCCTGCCTCTGTAGTTCTCAAAGATTCGAAGATTAAGCTTTCAAACGGAACTAATCCCCAGTCCTTAACCTTCTTTCAGGTTCAAGGGACTAAGTTTGTATTCGGGATCCCAAATAGTGTAGCCAGTAAGCTTGAGAAAGAGACCAACCAAGATAAGATTCGTAAAATTCTCTGGCCTTTAATGAACGAGGAGATCACTGCTAAGCGCTCAGGTAGAGCTTCTCCTGGAATGTTTCTACTGTTTTCAAGATCCGCAGATGGATCTTACAAGCACGAAGTCCCTGGCGGGATCTGAGGATCAAATGCCTATTCCATTTTGGCCCAAATTTGCCTCTGCCGAGGATGCTCCGAATTACCAACCCACAGCGGGCGATGACCGCTGTGAGACATGTTCTTATTTTCGCGCGTTAAATGACGGTTCTGGGTATTGCGAGCGATTTTCATTTCAGTGTGAACCTGCAAGTATATGTGATGACTTTGTTGCAGCAGGTCGGCCAAAAACAGCAGCGGCCCCCTCAATTATGAGTCGATTAACCGACGCGCTTACTTCTCCAGTTGCTAAGAGAGTTGGTATTTCTGCAGGAGCAGGGGGAGCTACAGGAGGCGCAGTTGGCGCGTATGGTAGTGGAGAAGACCAGACTCGCGAAGCAATTCGCGGTGGGCTGGCTGGTGCAGCTACTGGGGCCACCCTGGGATTACTTGGGCCAGCTGTTAGAAATATTAAGGCCAAAGATGTGTTTAATAAGCAGCTTTTACAGGAGAAAGATACATTAGGCCAAGTAGTTTCCGAGGGCAAAGGTGCACAAAACAAGCTTAAGTTCTTATCCGAAAAATTTAAAGCTGCTAAAGATGCAAGAAAGTCTGTTGCAGAGAGACTTCAGGCAGCCAGTGAATATAAAGAAGCAATAAAGCCCTATGGAACTGGGAGCAATGCCCGTAAAGAGTTGCAGGTAATGATAGACGGGGCCGAGCAGGCTAAGAAGAGCTTAGAAGCGCTTAAAAATAAGAAATATGTGCCAGATTTAGTGCAACTTGCTACCCCTGGGTCACAACTCGAGGCATATGGAGTCCCTACCCTATCTGCGTTGGTTGGTGGCGGTTTGGGGTTTGGGCTATCGCACGCCTCAAAAGAACAAGAACGTTTTCGCAAATCTAAGATGAAGTGAGGTCACCATGCCCCGCCAAACACTCTGCTCTGCTATTTCTGGGACATTAAACGCGACTGACTTTGATCAGTTTGAGAAAGATTTTTCCAATCCAGATCTTCGCAGAATGATTGAGAAAAATGCCGGGGTTATGGAGTGCCTGCATAGGCTAACCGCAACTCCTATTGTATCCTCGGCCAATCTTGCAAAGATTGCATCCGTGCGCATGCCGATTGGAACAGATGTGATTCAAGTGCGCCCATCTAATTACGGCTACGTAATTAAGGTCTCGGCTGCGCCAGCAGGCATGGCTCCGCAAGAAACCCAGGTTTCTGCTCAGCAGGCTCAGCAGGTGTTACCACCTGAGATGCTTCAAGCAGCAGATCAACAGGGGGCGGCAACTGTCACTGCTGTTGACGCTGCCCCTGATCCCATGACGGAGCAAATGGCTCCAGCCACTGCTTTTGGAATCTACAAAGTCACAAGTGCAGAATCTGGAAAACAGGCGGTTGGCTACGTTATCCCCGGCCTTTTTGATCCCGTACAGGGTGGCCCAACGGGGATGGCTCTCTTCACAAATGGGAATTCGTATTCCGTACAACCACAGATTTCTGGAACTTTGGTCGGAGTCAACCACAATCTTCCCATTCCAGAAACTGCAGATATGCGCGGATTGGGAGTATTTATCAAGACAAATGGCAAAGCTATTATGTGTACAGTTCCGTACAACATTGTGACTAAGGTTAACCTCGGCGGGTCTGGCTATTTTGCAGCCCAAGATATGAATGGTAATGATATTCGAATTATTCCGTCCCCTGGACTGGCTAAGCCTGTTGCGTCATCTACTACAGACATCGCGATTCCGCCCGACTTTAAGTTCATGCCTCTGGAAAACCCAATCCAGTTGGCAGCGGGATCTGAACTCATGAAGGCGGCGCAGGCCAACGCATACGAAACAATGGTGGAGATTCGCGCGTGGGATGGTGGATGCCGTCTAAGCGGGCCTGTCTTCGAGAAGATTGGATCTGGAGAGCATACCTGGGCAGATGGAGTTTTCTGGTTGGCCGCGGCAGGTATGCCACAGAACCTCAGTTCTGCCTGCCTTGAAAAAGCAGCTTCCTCCGGAAATGTAGTTCGTATGTTTGGATTACGGCCAGTCTCTACTCGAAACGAGATGTACGAAGACGCGCTAAAAGAGGCGGCCGTCGATATGATGGATACGCATTTGCCTCAGCGTGTAAACTTGCTGAAGGAAATCTCTGCGATCACTTTTGATAAAAAAGCATCAGCGCTGGTGGACACTGCTTCGGTTGACGCGGTTTTGGCGCTGAACTTTCTTAACCCAGAAAACGTCGAGACATTTATCGAGTTCTTGCCTCAACTTGAAGAAGCGTCCACCAAGCTTGCAAGCGTTGTACTCGCTGCGCAGATCGGTCTCCAAAGCATTCCGAAGACCGCTGCCGTGCGCGCGATGTTTGCGCTTGAAGACGTGATCAACGGCCTCAAGAGTCTAAAAACCTACCAGGTCTGAGGGGGCACGCCGATGGACAAGATCGGTGCGTATGCTCTCCTTCTCTCAGAGCATCCTCTTTACATCGAGAAAACTGGTAATCGTTTTGCTATGCCTATTATTGGAGCTATTGGGGGTGGTGCTGTCGGAGGTATTGTGGGAGCAGCGTCTACCGAAGACAAGGAGAAGAGAAAAAAGCGTGCCTTGCTTGGGGGTATGGGGGGTGCGGCTATAGGGGGCTCCGCAGGCCTCTTGCTGCGAAAACACATCAATAATCGAAATATTAATCTGGGTAGAGGTATGCCAAGCCCCGTAGACTCACGTGATGTAGTATTAGTGCTAAATGCTGATAAGAACGCGAATATTATTGAAAAATTGAGGACGTCTGGGCTGTCTGGACTATCCAAGGACGAGCTGTATTCCGCCACGCAGAGTTTATATGAGGATACTCAATCTAACGTCGATGCTAAATTTAGTCATCTTTTTTCAGGCGCGAGACCTCCTGATAATAATGAATACGACGTACACTTAGTGAGGCTTCGAGGAGTCTCCCCATCTTTACGAGGGTTAAATCGAGGCGCAAATCAGATGGACCGACTGGACGCATTCCGTAAGATACACGAAAATAGAGTTAAAGTAGATGTTAGTCCACGGGTAGATTCTTACGCGTATGCAGCAGATCATATCTATATAAGATAACACCCATAGTATGGTAGTTAAAAATGGCCCATCCCGCTGAATTCTTCGTCAAGTATCTCCTCGTAATCGGGGCAGCGTTGTCATATGACGACGTCAACCTAAACTTAGAGATTCACGGTATTTCTGAGATCTCCGAAGAAGACTTTAAGCGGTGCCAGGAAACCGCAAAGCACCCCGCGGATTTTCGTCCATGGGATGCAAAGCACCGTCCGACAACATCATGGCTTCGGAAGAATAAGATTTTTTCGCTCGTTTTCCCGGATAAGCCGGTGATTGAGATGCGTGAAAAGATCTTGCTCTCACCTCCGCTTCGCGAAAAGGTCGAGACCCTTGCGATGTCCGGAGTTCCGTATCACGAGATTTCGCGACAGCTTCGAGAGCTCGGACATACGGTGTCAGATCTCGCAGTTAGCGAGTTTGCGCATTACTTCTGGAACTCAACGTTAATGGGTGTTGGAGACTGGGCCGAGTACTTACGTACCGACTCGTCGAAGCGAACTTTTCAGCTAAAAGACGCATATCAACTTGCTGTTCGAGCCGGCCCTGAAGCCGCGTCTTATCGAATGGGAATTCGACGAGAGCTTGACGGTAAGAAGATTATGATGGAAGTTCGCGCAGAGCTGTACCATACCTTCTTAGAGACGCGCGCACTCCCGCTCTCCGACAAGAAAGTAGAGATGCTGGGTAATCTTGCGCGAGGTCTTGCCCGAATTGATGAGCGTGTTCAGGCAGGAGATACTGCACTTCAAGAGACGCTCAAGAAATTCGAGAAGTTTAAGGTTCTTCACGGAGCTAAGAAAGTTCCTACCTTGTTAGAGCTATCTCCCACGGGCTCGGTCTCGAACCGGTCGCGGGAAGAAATCGTCCAGAGGGAGAAACGCTAATGCCAGCCTTACGCTCAAAAACAGTTCGTGATGAAAACGCGATGATTGCCTTCTTGGAAGAAGAGAATATTCCGGGCCTTGTCGGAGGTCCCGACTACACCGGAAACTCATCTGGCTGGATCTCAGTTTTCTGCAATGATGCCCATAGAGATCGTGGCGTTACCCCGATTTACTCTGGAGTGGCGAGCGCTGCCAATTACGGCGACGCGATTACCGCAGGACATTACAGCGATAAGATCAATGTTGCGAATGCATCAAAGATTATCTTTGGGCTGGAGGTGGTTGCAGCATCTTCAACTGATCTGCATCTGAACCTTCGGCTTTCCAACCTTGGAAATCCGTCATTGTCCACGGCGTCGCACTGGTTCCGGCAACTTACCGCCCCAGACTACGCTTCATCTAAGTACGATGCAGATGTTGCAGAGTACGTAATTAAGAGCAGCCTCCTTACCCTCGGTGAGAAGTACGTGCTTGAGTTCCCCGTTTCAGCCAACTGGGCAAGCTTTGTGCTGCATCATGCCCACGCGACTGCAAGTTTCAAAATCTACGTGGATATTGGATAATGAAGCCCGCATTTATGCACGACCCTGCTCGCTCAGAAGCTGGGCATGAAGTAAAGTTCTCCGTTCCCCCACGTGCCGAATACTACGGAAAGAAATTTCGCGCAGTAATCGTGCTTAAGAACGATGATCTGATCTACCAGTTCTTCAATGTGAAGCATGCAGACTTCCGCAATCTTCTTGCGGAAATCATTGAGGCTCACTTTGGAAAGACAGATGACTTTAGTGCCTCGTATGTCCCGGAGCTCGAGTCTCTGGGAGTTAGGGCTAAAAAAGTTTGTGACTCACCGTTCTTCGACTACTCACACTATACCGAGAAGTTCTTGGGTCTAGTGGATAGTTGTCTTCAGGAGTCATGAAATGGACAAGCTTGCTACGTACGAAATACTTCTTTCGGAGCATCCTCTGTGGGAAAAAGAAGCAGGGGCTTGGGGAACTCTTTACGCAGCAAAGACTCAGCCTAAGCCCAAAAGTACCGGCTCTGTATGGCAGGCTTTGAGAACTTTAAAAGCCGCCTATAGGGCATAAGCGTGTTTTCAACTATTCGCACTACAGTTTTTATAGCCAACGGAGAGGCTGGAGTATTCTACCTCGCCTGAAACGGGTCGTTTTCTCGGATTGGTCCAAGGCCCTTAATTAAAATGATTGCCTTAAAGTCCCACTTCTCCCAGTGGGACTTTTTGTAAACAGCATCGTTAGCGTCACACCACTCTTTTAAGAGGGATCTAAAAAACGGCACTTCACCTTTCGTGATGTGCCGTGTCAGCCGCAGGTGGAACACCCACTTAAGGGGGTCCACCTGCGGGATTAGATCCCAGCCGTAGAGATCTCCGAGAAGGCTACGCTCGAAGCTCTTCGCTGCGAGTGGGATCCACGCGAGACTTGGCGGTCTCGACGATTCTGTAGATTCCATCGACTACTCGGATGGAGTGCCCGCTCCGGATCGGATATTCCGAGCGAAGGGTCTCCATGCTGACCTTCAAATACTGCTGTACCATCTCTTCTTGGCTTTCGCCATCCCTACGTTCAAGATCTCCGAACGCGGTTTCGTGCGTTAGGACTGGGACATTAACGCGCCCACCCTGCGCACGAACATCAATCCAGCTCCAACCCCGGAGCCCATGCCACTCATCTATCGTCACTGAGTGCCCAGAAACTTTGCCGTAGTCCTCTGCATTGAGGCCTTTCAGACCGAGGACCAATCGGCGGGGCTTGCCAGTTGTCTCGATTTTTTCCCCGAACTTTTGTGTTCTGGCTTTGACATAGGCAAACAACTCAGCGGGGTCATCCCCTACCATACGGAGAGTGGTTGCCGAAACGAGGGTGTCTGTATCGATCATATGAAGAACCAGGGCGTATCCTGCTTCTTCTCCGCGAATTTGACGAATTTCATAGCCAGAGACGACTTGCATCGGTTATCCTCCTCAATTAATGCTCATCGTGAGCAAAGTTCTTATGACGGAGGTTGCGTGAATTTTTTAGATCCTAAGTTTCTTGGTTCCTGGGAATATTCAGAGCCAAGGCAGGATGAAGAACGGATATCTGAAGATGCTTTACGAGACGCACAGATACCGCTGACTCCGTCTCAGTTTATTGAAACCACAATGATGATGCCCAACCCGCATTCCCGTAAGCTAGAAAACTTCTCATTTGCTGAACGCCAATATCTACGACAAATCTACGACATTCAAGCCCCACGCGTCCTCCTTATGTGCGGAAGACAGGTGGAGAAGACAGTCCATGAGGACGAGCTGGTTCTTCTTTCGACGGGCAGGCATGTCCGAATCAAAGATGTCCAGCTTGGAGATCGCCTTGTTTGCCTCAATACCGACGAGGTAGCGGATGGCGTCGAGCTCGGGACTGGGCACCTGGCCACCTCGTCTGATGTGACCTGGAAGTCCGCCAGGTACAACAAACCTTGTGTTCGCGTTTGTACGAGGCAGGGACATAAAGCGGTGCTCGCTACGACGCACCCCATCCGTGTATGGGGAGGATGGCGTACTGCAGGAGACGTGCGTGTAGGAGACCGAATTGCAGTTGTTCGACGTGCGGGGGAGTTCCACGGCCTCGCGCAGTCGGACTCCCGTGTCAAGCTCACAGCGTTCATGCTTGGAGATGGCCACTGCTCTCCGTCCGGATTGTCATTTACAAACGCGACGGATGTAGTCCTGGCGGACTTTATCGAAGGGCTGACCCAAGAGGGAATGACCTACGGGGTCTCAGACAAGGTAGGAACAGAAGCCGTAGCTCTCCGCCTCCCAAGGTACCGAGCCCAGAAGCTGTACGACTGGATTGGGGAGGATGGCCTTCTGGGGAAGACCTCCTACACCAAGTCCATCCCGGAGTGGGTATTCCATCTTCCGCGACAACAGACAGCTATGTTCTTGAATCGGTTGTGGGCGACTGACGGGCATGTAAAGCAAAATACCGGCTCAAAGTGGTCCATCGAGTACTGCTCGATGTCGCACGAGATGATTCGGCAGGTTCAGGCGTTGCTGTGGAAGTTCGGGGTGCCTTCTTCTATTCGAAAGAACTGGCCTGCCATTTACAAAAGGCGCGGAGAGGATGTCACTGCGTACATCCTTCGCGTAGAGACACAGGAAGGGGTTCGGACCTTCGTGCGCGAAATCGGAGCCCTCGGGAAAATTGAACAACAAAATATTCCCAGCTGGGAATCGAGCTCCAATCGTGACACGTACCCAGAGGAGGTGACCCAGCTTGTCCGGGACATCTACAACTCTGTGCGTCCCACGAAGGGAGAGAGGACCTTGCGCGCCGCTGGAATCGAGCGCCTTCCTCGGAAGAAGTACACACTTACCCGGAGGAAACTCGAGGAATTCGTCATCTTTTTTGAAGGGGATGTACGGTACGACCAAGAGCGAGTAGCTCTACTGCGCGCGCATCTCCATTCTGATATTTATTGGGATGAAGTTGAAGAAATCGTAGATGAGGGAGACTGCTGGTGCTTCGACCTGACAGTGCGCGGGCACCATAACTTTGTTGCAGGAGCGATCTTCACGCACAACAGCACTACATTAGGAAACAAGACACTTTCATACGCGTGTTTGATCCCGCACTTTCGCATCCTCTACGTCTCCCCATCTAGCCAGCAGACAAAGGAGTTCTCCAAGACGCGCCTACGAGAGCCCCTTGAGACCTGTCCTGATCTCAGAACTTGGTTTCCCGGGCACCTCACCGACAACGTTTTCGAAAAGAAAGCGATCAACCGAAGTGAGATCAAACTTCGGTATGCGTTCCTCAACGCAGACAGATGCCGCGGCCTCTCGGCAGATCTTATTTGTATGGATGAGTTTCAAGATCTACTTCTCGATAATATTCCGGTTATTGAGGAAGCAGCGTCACATAGTCCGTTTAAATGGTTTATTTACAGTGGTACTCCAAAAAGTTTAGATAATCCTATTCAAAGATACTGGGACGCGTACTCAACACAGAATGAGTGGGCAGTTCCTTGTGAGCGGCACGGATTCAACAACAACCCGGGAACTTGGCATTGGAATATATTGGGAGAACGAAACATTGGAATTACTGGGCTGTCTTGTGACAAATGCGGAGAGCTAATTCGTCCAGATCATCCTATGGCGCAGTGGGTTAAAACTGGAAATCCAAATCCTAAATTTGATATTTTTGAAGGGTTCAGAATTCCGCAGTTGATGGTGCCATGGCTCGAGTGGAGTAATATTCTCACTAAATATAATCAGTATCCTCGTGCAAAGTTCTACAACGAGGTTCTCGGTGCAAGTTTTGACTCCGGACAACGCCCCCTGACTGAAGGGGATGTACAGTCGTGCTGCGACCCAGATTTCTCTCTTAAGATGGAGAAGCTAAAAGAATTTTTGCCTAAACTTCGAGGAAAGCAGGTTTACGCGGGAATCGACTGGGGCCAGGACTCGAACAACTCGTACACGATCATCTTCATCGGATCGTATATCGATGGTGCATTCCGCATTGTCTTTGCGCATCGATTCTCGGGCGCCGAGGCGGAGCCAAAAGAGCAAATTGAAAAAATTAAGAAGCTCTTGACCGCTTTCCAGATCACGCGGGTAGGAGTTGACTACGGTGGCGGCTATTGGCCAAATGATGAGCTTCTTCGCACCTATGGATCGCAAAAGATTGTGCGATACCAGTACTCAACGCCTAAGACGATTATGAAGTTTGACGCGGCAAAGGGTCGATTTTTAATTCATCGCTCTGAAGTGATGAGCGCAGTTTTTAACGCCATTAAACGGAGAGTGTTTAAGTTCCCAAAATGGTCTGAGTTTGGAAATCCCTTTGGGTCCGACATGCTTGCTATTTTTTCAGAATACAATGAAAGAACGCGCATGACTGAGTATAAAAAGGCGCACAACACCACCGATGATAGTTTTCATGCTTTACTACTTTGTTTCATTGTTTCGATGATTGATCACCCTCGCCCAGATATCATCGTACCAAGTGCTAAAATTGATCGAGAACTCGACACAGACTGACAACCACGACGGAAGTCGTGGTTGTCAGTCTGGGGGATTCGATCAGCCAGACACGCGTGTCTGCTGAGCGTTGAGGACTTCCGCAGCTTTGTACAGAAGCTTGCTCTGCTCGGCGGGGGTCATGCGCATAACTCTGCGCATTTCCAGGGTCACTTTTTCATTTTCACCAATCATCACTGCGTTCATGAGTAGGGTACTTGCTACCCCAACCGCGCCGGCAATGCCAACCGCAGGAAGGACATTAGCGTTGATGATGTCGATATTTGCATACTTACCAAGAGCGTAAGTACCGCCAGCAGCCACACCGCCGTGAACGATTGCAACGCCTGTTTTTCCAACGCCGACTTTGTCCCACATATCAACGTAGTTGACCCAGAAATTAGTATCTTCGCTCATTTTGACGCCCTCTGTGTTAGAGTGGTTTTTTTGTACATTAGTTGCATCGGCAACTGAATCCGGAACAACCGGCTTTCTCATTGGTGGTCGTTTTCCAGCCAAAGCTATACCCTCCTTGGCAATTATCTTATGACGATTTTATCGCGTTTTTTAACGATTCGAATAAATCATCTTTCATTGGGGTTTCGATTCGCAAGTCTACTGGAAGCTCGTTGCTCATCTCGATGTAGATGAAGATGCTTATCCGCAGCCGGCGACGAGCATCTGCCAGAAGCTTGTGTGCTTGCTGTAACGCGAGCGATGTTTTATAATCTTCGCGAGAAACAACATCAGTTAGCAATCGCGCGCTTAGTCTTAGCAAGACTTTCCACGCGTCTCTTTGTACCGCTGCTCCAATAGTACTGAGATCGTTCTCATCCATGCGGGCAAATACATCAGCCCAACTTTCCAGTTCTTTAAGAGAGTAGCTCCCCACGGGTCGTTGGTATTGTTCGATGGCAGCCGCGTACAGTTCTCTGGAGAATTCTTCTGTCATTCCTAATGTTTCGTTGCGCAGATCCAGCATGTGCTGAATTACCATCATCTCTGATTCGAGTCGTCGCACCTGCGCCCGTATTGCTCTAAACTCTGCGGCAGTTACGCGGGTAGACTGGTCATCCACCAACAATTCGTGAACTTCCTCTGGGTTCAGATAGCGGCTCCGACCATGCTGACCACTTGATAGTTGCCCACTGTTGATATAGTTTCTGATTGTTCGTGGGGTCTTGCCAAGAACACGCGACGCCTCGGCTATACTCATCGAGTACTTCATTCCATCTCCGGGTTTTCTATGTTTAGTCGTTCGACCGTTACCAAAGAGTACCTGCAAGGTCTCGCGCAGGCGGCGACTACTGATTTTCTCTCAAATGGAACTCCATTGACCGAGGCCGTGGTTAAGCAAGCAGGAGCCTGTGGCGCAGAGTTAACCTCCGAACATGTTCGCCGTATTTGCGAGATGA